AGATTATACGCCTGCGTTTTCGCGATACCGTTCGTGTCGGAGTATCCAGCAAGGCGGGCGCATTCAGCATTCGAGTGTGTTCCATCGACATAGTGCCGCGCAAAGACCTTCTGCCTGTTGGTCAGTTTACGGCCATGGGCCTCCTCGATTTCTTCAGCTTTAACATCAATTCGTCGTTTCATGGAGTTCCTCCTATATACTAGCTTTTTCAAAACTAAATCTGTTTTTTACAGTGGCAAAACGTCTCTTTGGCTAGAAAAGTGTACCATAGAGGTACCAAGTGTACCAAGTGTACCAGAAGTGTACCAAGTGTTATTGTTATTAATCAGTACGTTATACGTCAAATTTCGTGTTTGGTACACTGGTACACTTTTTTACACCCATAATTTTTTTTTCAAAAACTATTTTTGAATTTAGCCCCTATACTGTGCCAGCGTCATTTGGCATTTGACAGTGGTCCATGCATCATGCTAGCCTCTTTTTGTAAATCTAGAAAGGATAGCAAATGCGAAACCAAGTTATATCATTATACGACTACACGGGCGAGGCTTTACGTCCGTGGGCAGAGGCCGGGTATGAGTGCTATGCGTATGACATCCAGCACAAAGCGGTGTGGTTTTGGATATCGGGCAAACGTAAGCCTATTACTTTTGCAAAGGCCGACCTTTACGATCTGGACACGCTACGCCGCCTTATATCGCGCCACGAGGGCCAAGTCGCCTTTATGAGTGCATTCCCCCCTTGTACCGACCTTGCCTCTTCTGGAGCGCGCTGGTGGGCTTCCAAGGCCAAATCCAACCCCAACTTCCAAACCGAAGCTGCGAACCACGCTTTATTGGCGAGTTGGGTTGGCGAGACATTGGGTTGCCCTTATTACGTTGAGAACCCTATCGGGGCGCTATCGCGCTTGTGGCACAAGCCTGATCATAAATTTGATCCATGCGACTTCGGCGGTTATTTGCCCGAAGACGATGTGCATCCGAAGTGGCCTGAAGTAATTCCAGCGCGTGACGCTTATCGCAAGCGCACTTGTCTTTGGACAGGCGGCGGCTTTACGATGCCAACGCCCCGGAAGGTATCTCATTTGACGGTTGCGTATGACCGTGCCGACCCAACCAAGAGCGGGAAATTTTCACCTGTCGCGGGCAAGACGGGTGGCAAGTCTCTTCGCACCAAGAACATCCGCAGCGCAACCCCGCGAGGTTTTGCGGAAGCGGTATTCCAATCCAACACCAACAGGGAGATTTCGTTATGTATGTAGGAGTAATTCTGAAGGATACGTCAAAGAGTTCAGAGACCATGCCGGCGAACACGTATGGGGCCTACCTCAGTATAATGGAGCGCATTTTGGATTACACGGACACCAGCCCCAGCGGTAAGACGATTTACCACTACAAGCTGGCGTGCCTGACTTTTGAAGAACCGACTATGTCTTCTGTGCAATCCGGAGATTGCATAATGGTGGGTGAGACCGAACTAGAGAACGCCATCATGTACGGGTACTACAAGTTCACACAATTCAACGAGCACTTCCAGAAAAAGATTCGCGAGTTGTCGTTATGATCTGTCCGGTTTGCCGGAGAATTTGGAACCGCGTGAAACAAAAGGAAAACTGGGAGAGTAGGATGGGCTGGGAGTACTACGCATTAATCTTCATTGGTTCGCTGATATCGGGCCTTTGGCAGTGGCTCTAGCGACCTTGGACTTATTCTCTGGGATTGGTGGCTTCGCACGAGGGTTCGAGGCCACTGGTTCCATTGAGACCACTTGTTTTGTGGAGCAAGACCCGTACTGCCAAGCGGTTCTGCGCCACCATTGGCCTGACGTGCCAATTCTAGGAGATATAAGAGATGTCAGAGGATGCGACCTCCCGATCCAACCCGACGTTATTTGCGGAGGATTCCCTTGTCAGCCATTCTCCCAAGCTGGAAAACAGCTTGCCCAAGACGACCCCCGTCACCTCTGGCCGGAAATGTTTAGACTTATCCGGGAATGCCGGCCCGCTTGGGTTTGTGGAGAAAACGTTGCTGGGCTCATCAAACTGGGCTTGGACGAAGTACTCACTGACTTGGAAGGCGAAGGCTACGCCACAAGGACGTTTAATTTACCAGCTTGCGCGGTTGGCGCCCCGCACATCCGACAGCGGCTCTGGATCATCGCACACGCCGACAGCCAAGGCGAACCAGACAAGCCCTTCGATGATGGCGCGGGGTCCGGGCAACTGGGTTTCGGGTTTGTGGGGAGCGAAGCCCCATCACATGGTGCCAACCCCAACGACCATGGACCACGTAGAGCGGAAAAGCACCAACAAGACGCCCAGCACGGGCAAACTCAATTACGAGACAAACAAGTCCGTGAGCTTGGACAGGTGGGCCAAGATGTGGCCGACACCGACAACGCCGACCGGCGGCGGGGAACGGAGCGGCGACAGGTCGGGGACGGGGAGCTTGAACTACATGGCGAGGAGCGGCCAGCTAACCGGCCCGAAGATTACTGGCAGTCTGAACCCGCAGTGGGTCGCTTGGCTGATGGGATACCCAACCGAGTATCTCAGTTGCGTGCCTTGGGCAACACGATCATTCCGCAAATCGCGGAAGAAATAGGCCACGCCATTGTGGCCGCAACGAAAGGATAAGATTATGGACGACTATTTTGATGAAGAGGAAGTGATTCAGTCTCAAATTGAGGCTGATGCGGAAGAGCGCCTGATTGATGAACAAATCGAAGAACAAATTAAGGAGCAAGAAAATGTTTAGTTTTTTGAAGAGTATGTGGCGTTGGAATTTGACGCTTAATAGTAAGGCCTCTGAACTGGACCGACCGGATTGGTTCGAGGGGGAATCCAAGGGAAACCAATTTGTTCCTGTGCCGAAGTTTACCCACGCCCCCAAGGGTGCTGGTCGCGACGTTTATTGTCCTAAGTGTAATCGGACGGAGCACGTCAAGAACTTCGGTTGGAAGGAAATGACCTGCGAGGGTTGCGAGACGACAACAACCAAGTACGAGTGGTTGTTGAAAAAGTGACCAATAAAAGGTCAGACGCGCTACGAGAGGCGTTGCAGGATATAGTGGATGTTGCAAACATCTCGTCAGGCGCATCTTGGTACGCCGACGTTGCCAGGAAGGCCTTGGACGATGATGACGCGGAGAAGGCCAAAACCCCAGAAGTTTGGACTGGCCCTAATCTGCAACGTCTTTTTAATGCTTGGCGTGCGGGGGAGCATATGGACAGCTTGGTCAAACGTTTTGGCCGAACACCAAATGCCATACGGCAACAATTGCACAAAGCAAAAGTGCAAAGAACCCCGGAGAAACTACGAGAAATACGCCTAGAGGCTAGGCGAGGGAGGATAAAATGAAAAAAGAATGGACAGAAGCCGAGATCAATACAATGCGAATACTGTGGGAGGCTGGGAAAACTGCGCGGCACATTGGAGCGGTACTGCATCGAAGCCGCAATTCGATAATTGGGAAGATAAACCGGATTGGGGGCGCCGCTGGGGAGCCTAAAACGGCGAAGGTTGCTGTGGTGACGTTGGCACCTCCAGCGAAGGCGGCGGGGTGCCAATATCCTTTGGGCGACTACCCTTATCATTCTTGCGGTAAAGCCACGCACGAAGGATCATCTACCCGTGCATACTGTCAAAAACACTACACCCTCTGCTACCGACCGAGGATAGGTGTTAGCGATAAGTTTATCCGGGAAGACGGTCCCAAGGTCATTCGTCCCCTGGTCGGGTGGGGCAGTCACACAACGAGATTGCGGTGAAGAAACTCATTCTCTTATTGGCCTTGGTCTCTGTACCGGCGCACGCTGGCGAGGGTGACAAACAATGCCTTGCCGAGGCTGTTTACTACGAGGCCCGTGATCAAAAATGGGTTGGCATGTTGGCCGTTGGCATCGTTATTCAGAACCGCGTCCGGAGTTCGCGCTATCCGGACAACATTTGCTCGGTGGTACATCAGGGACGCTACTGGAAAGGCAACCCTGTCCGGCACAAGTGCCAGTTCAGTTATTTCTGTGACGGCAAACCAGAAAGGCCCACGGAGAGAAAACCGTGGGCCGCCGCCCTCAATATATCATCTTTGCTTTTATCTAATTCGATTGAGGTCGTTGGGCTAGAAGACGCTACC